ATTCTCCAATATCGAGGTATATGAAGGAACTTACATCACACAAACTTATACTGTAGATGCAGGAAACCCAAAGCAGAAGTTTATACTACCAAATTCTGGTATTGATACTGATTTATTGTCTGTTATAGTCAGAGATACTAAGGATTCGACGGTTTCAAGAAAATTTGACCTCTTTAATAGTCTTTTTGACGTTACAGCTTCGACTAGATCTTACTTTATTCAAGAAATTGGTCAAGAAAGGTACGAACTTTTGTTCGGAGACGACATTTTTGGCGTAAAATTAGAAAATAACAACTATATTGAGGCCAGTTACATCACTACATCGGGTAGTGTGGCCAATAATATCACTAATTTTACCTTTATTGGTAACATGGCCGGCAATAATGGCAATTCCATTAGTCAAGGTGTGTCGGTTGTGAGTACTGATGTGCAATCAAGAGGCGGAAAACCCATTGAGAGTATTGCATCAGTTAAAAAATACGCTCCACAGATCTACGCATCGCAAAATCGGGCAGTCACAGCGGTCGATTATGAGGGTTTAATTCCTAAAATCTACCCAGAAGCCGAATCTGTATCGGCATTTGGTGGCGAAGACTTAAGTCCTCCTCAGTATGGAAAGGTTTATATTAGTATTAAGCCTTATAATGGCGTATACTTGTCAAGTGCCATCAAACAAAANCTTCAATTCCAGATCAAAAACTACTCAGTTGCCGGTATTAGNCCTGAAATCATCGATCTGAAGTATCTTTATGTTGAAGCTGATTGTGATGTTTATTATAATAGTAATTTAGCATCTTCCCCTTCTTCTGTTCAAAATATTGTTACACAGAATGTTGCAAATTATTCAAATTCTTCTGACTTAAATCAATTTGGTGCTAGGTTTAAGTATTCTCAGTTCCAGAAAATTATTGATCAAAGTAGTGATTCGGTGACATCCAATATTACAAATATTGACGTTAGGCGAGATATGGTTGCCAGACTCAACCAGTTTGCAGAGTATGAGCTGTGTTATGGTAACCGTTTTTACGTCAAAAACCATGGGCACTCTGCGGTTTTCTCTGGTAATTTGTTGGGTTATAACATTAGAACTAGTGGATTTACTGTAAGTGGTATTAGTGGTACCGTTTATTTGGGTGATAAACCTGATTGTACCCTCAGGAAAGGTACATTGTTCTTCTTTAAACTGAATTCACCCTCCGAACCTATTATTGTAAAACAAAATGTTGGTACCATTGATTATATGAAGGGTGAAATTAAACTGAATCCAATAAATATTATCTCAACCATCGTTAATAGAGACTCACCACTGATAGAAGTATCGGCTCAGCCATACTCAAATGATGTGATTGGTCTCCAAGATCTCTATCTACAATTGGATGTAAATAATACAACAGTTAATGTTATCGCAGACAACATTTCTTCAGGAAATGACATCTCAGGAACTAACTACATAGTCTCTTCAAGTTACGGTTCAAACCGTCTAGTAAGGGGTGTTCCCATTACAACTGTCGATGTTGGAATTTCTAAGTACAGTCAGTAGATATCTACTGACAGATCATCCTACTAATATAAAATGACCGTAGATAGAGTAAAGTTTCAGGAAATTGTTTCTAGTCAACTTCCACAGTACGTTAGAGAGGACTTCCCTCTATTAACGGATTTTCTGGAGCAATATTACGTATCTCAAGAATATGAAAGTGGTCCTATTGATCTTCTCAACAATATTGATCAATATGTTAAGGTAGAGAATTTAGCTAATCTTATAACGGACACAGAATTAACAGAAGATGTAGACTATACTCAAGATGATATTAAAGTTGAATCAACATTAGGTTTCTCTGAGACTAATGGAATCGTAAAAATTGATAATGAGATTATATTTTATGCAACAAAAACGGATACGGTCTTTGAAAACTGTTCCAGAGGATTTAGTGGTATTACAACATATATTACTACTGGTGCTCCAGAGCTATGCACATTTAGTAGTACAAGAGTTGGATCTCATACAGATGGAACAAAGGTACATAATTTAAATGTTCTATTCCTTCAACAGTTCTTTAATAAACTAAAATATCAGGTCACACCAGGATTTAGTAATAGAACCTTTTTCTCTGGAGTAAACAAACAGAACTTTATCTATAACGCAGATAGTTTTTACTCATCAAAGGGTACCGATCAGTCTTATGAAATATTGTTCAGGGCATTGTATGGTGAAGATGTTGAAATTATCAGACCATCTCAATTTCTTCTTACACCATCAAACGCTGATTACAAAGTAAGCAAGGATTTTGTTGTTGAGAAATTGCAGGGTGATCCTCTTGACTTGCAGAACCTTACCATATATCAACGTGAGACCAACGCTAGAGGGTCTGTAACGAACGTTCAGCAGATTCCCTATGATCGGTATCAATTCTATCAGATTAGCATTGACACGGGATATGATAGGGACTCAGATGTAGAGGGTTCAATTTACGGTAAGTTCAAACCCAATCCACTNACAAAAATTTTAGAAAATGTTGCCATCGGTGCAACTATTATCAATGTAGACTCTACCATAGATTTTCCAGAAAACGGTAGAATTGCTGTAGTTAATCAGAACGACGAAGAAGTAAGTATTGCTTATAGTGGTAAGACAGCAAATCAATTCTTCAATGTAGTAGGAATTGATGTACCACTTGAAAATAGAATAGATGCCAAGTTGGACAATTATTCTTATGCATACGTGGGAAGTAATACTGAGAAAGAAATAAAGGTTAGATTTACTAATACTTTGAAGGATTTTATTGGTAATGATCCTACGGCTTACTTTAGANTGAATGACACCATTCAAATAAAGTCATTAGGATATGAAGCTCCCGGTAAGAAGAATAATAATTATATCTTAAATGTAAAGACAAAGTTTAAAATTGCAAAAACGGAAGTAGTTGATCCGAATGCCTTTGTTTATAAATTTAATGTTTATGACGATACATTTTTTAAAGAAGGTTATTTTGTAAGATATGAGAATGAAGATTCGACAGTATCAATCTTGGGTCAGATTACAAGAACCATTGATAATATTACCGTCAATGTAACATTCAATNCCCCCATTCCTCTAACAGGTCAATTTTATCTTGAAAATCAGCTTCTAAAAGGTAGTTCAACTAGACAGCCATACATTAATAATTTTGTTGCAAACGTTCAAAACACGTATGCCAAATTTGGTGGTGATACTCTGATTGCATCTAATTCTATCCCAAGATATTACAATCTTGAGACTAATCCTTACGATAGGAAGATTACGTTCTCAGCAAATCTCTCAAGTACACAAAATCTACCACTTCCAACCAATCCCACTACTTTACCTGACCACGGATTCTACACTGGTGATGCTGTATGGTTCCAATCAGAAGGAAATGGTTTCCAAGATATTGCATCTGGTGCATATTTTGTATATCGTGTTGATCAGAGTNATATTAAACTTGCTAGANGTAAAGCTGATCTTTCGAGAGGCACATATTTTACATTTAATGGTTCGGTAGTCAACGCATCTATTAGTTATCTTGAGTTCTATGGTAAGAATATCAAACCTCAAGGTTTATACAGAAAGATTCTTGAGCCTGTCAGTAGAAAGGGGACAATCTTAACTGAATCCGGTTATACTGGTATTTTCGTCAATGGACTTGAGCTCCTTAATTACAAATCATCTAATAGTGTCTACTACGGCGATATTGTTAACTTTACAGTGACAAATGGTGGATCTGGTTATGATGTTATCAGTCCTCCCATTCTTTATATTAAAGATGAAGTAGGTGTAGGTGCCACTGGTTTCTGTAATGTTGTCGGTCAGTTAGAGAGGCTTGAAGTTANAGACGGTGGTATGGGTTACTATGAGGCTCCTACTATTACAATTACTGGTGGTAANGGTTTTGGTGCTGCAGCAGAACCCAGAATGATCTCCATAAAACTGGAGAATTCTTTTATTGCTGACTTCCCTAGTGATGTCAGATTAACTACTAATGAGATTGTATTCTCCACGGATCACAGATTCCAGGATGGTGAAAGTGTCATTTATGAGCCAAGAACTACAAAAACTATTACAGGATTGACCAATAACACTGAGTATTTTGTATTTGTTACTGGACAAAATTCCATGACACTCCATGAGTCGAGAGCAGATGGATTTGCTGGGATTAATACAGTCAATATAACCAATTATGGTAATGGTGTACAATATTTTGTTGCAACTGAGCTCAAACAGGTTGTATCAAGTGTTGTCGTCACTAATCCTGGTTTTGGTTATGAAAATAAAGAGAGAAATATTCCTTCTATTGGAGTAAACACTGCTTCTAACTATGTTCAGATTCCTGATCATGGATACAATGGACAAGATGTCGTCAAATACATCAAACCAACAGATTCTAGTGATTCTGTTGAAGGTTTAAACGAGAGAGATTCTTACTTTGTCAAATACATCAATAAGGATGAGTTTGGTCTGACAAGGATTGGAACAGGAAGTATCGATAGAAACTTCTATTACTCTAATAATATTTGTATTGATTTTGTAAATGCTGGTAGAGGATCATTTAACTATCCTCCAATTGTTGTTGATGTGCAAGGTGCTGCAGCAACGTTCGATAAGACATTCGTTGAAGATTTTCAAGAACTGTTTGTTATTGAGTCTCCTGTTGAAGAAAATATAGCCACTCCTGTGGCTGTTCTGGCATGGACCGGTCCTGATGGTGGAGAAGCAGAGATTACCAGTAATGGTACAATGTCTGATGAGTACTATGTCCTTGTACGTGAGGAAGCGAACTGGCTGATTAGTGATGACCCATTTATTGGTAATATTCTTCTTTATGAGGCAAAACTACAACCAGTCTTCAGAGGTTCTATTGAAACCATCAACTTGACAGATGGTGGAGTAGGATATGGTGCATCTACCATTATTGACTTTAGTAGACAGCCCGAGGTTGTATTTGATGCAGGTGAGAAGGCAAGATTGACACCTATTATCAACAACGGCCAAATTACTGAGATTGTTGTTAACTCTCCTGGTAGAGGATACAACTCTCCTCCTAATCTGGAGATTCTAAGTGATACAGGAAACTTTGCTGTATTGGTTCCTATCATCAATGATGTTGGTGGAATCAATGAGGTTATTGTATCTAAAGGTGGTGTAGGATATGAGACAGGTAAGACAACAGTTGCAGTATCTGCTGCGGGTCAGTCAGCAAGAATTCAAGCTAACATTAGAGCTTGGAGTGTCAACTTATTTGAGAAGAACTTCAGTAATTTGGGAGATAGTGATACTGTAGTACAAGAAAATATTAATAACAAATCACTACAGTATTCCGCACTATATGCTCCTAGACCACTAAGAAAAGAACTCTTTACTCTTAATGGATTTAATGAGGATAATGTTAATTTTGGTATTTCTGACCTTATATTAAACAGTGGTGGAGAAGAGGAAGAAAATCAATTCCACTCACCTATCTTGGGGTGGGCTTATGACGGAAATCCAATATATGGACCATATGGATTTGGAAACTTTGATGGTTCTGGTGGTATTCGTAGAATGCAGAGTGGATATAAACTCAAGACTACTGGTATCAATAGACCTTCTTATAATGCATTTGAGAACGGTTTCTTTGTTGATGACTTCATCTTTGCTGCAGATGGAGATTTAGATGTTTCAAATGGAAGATTTTGTGTTACACCAGATTTTCCTAATGGTGTGTATGCATACTTCTGTACAGTATCTGATAACCTTGATTCTCAAGGTCCATTCAATAAGTATAGAAGACCAGTATTCCCATATGTAATTGGAAACCAATATCATTCATTACCAGAGGCTTTCAACTTTAGAGCATCCTCCAATCAGATAGATTACGATATAACATCAGATAGTTGGTTTAGAAATACCAAATTCTACTTTACCAATGGTGGTAATAGTCAATATGATTACATTTACAACTCAGATTTGGTTAGAAATCAATCTGTTGATATTACAGCTACTTCGATTGGTTCTGTTGACAAGGTAGAAATTATTGATGCTGGTACAGATTATGCCATAAATGATAGAGTTGAGTTTAATTCTACTGATACTGGTGGTAGAAATATTACCTATAGAGTTTCAGAACTCAAAGGTAAGGAAGTAAACAATATTAGTCTTGCATCTACTTCTATTCCTAATGTGGAATTTGGTGGCAATTTGAATCTAAACGGGTTTANTGGATTTACATCTGNCCCCCACAACTTCTTACCTGGGGACATCATCAATATTGATGCCCTCTCAGAATTCTATAAAAACTTTACTGGTGCATATTTTATTGGCGTCAGTAGTGAGAGATGGTATCTTTCTGTCGGTGTAGGTACAGACACACAGACTGGTATCCAAACTCACGTCTATCTCACTGGTTCCTTAGAACCCAATTTTATTAGAGTTAACGATATTCTGAGATGTGAGGAAGAACAGATGAAGGTTCTCAACATTGATCCTCCTTCAGGTAGAATCAGAGTACTGAGAGGAGTCAACAATACACTTGCAGTAACTCATGTTGCTGGCACACTCTTACGAGATGATCCCAGAAAGATTAATTTCACATCCCTTGGTATCACAACTCAAAGATCTTTGGTAACAAATAGACAGTATTATTTCCAACCCAACGAATCTGTTGGTATTGGAACTTCTACTACAAGTGGTATTACAACACTTACATTCTCTAACCCTGGTATTGGTGTTACACAAGTTAGAATTGATCCACAACAGATCCTGATTCCTGATCACAAATTACCACTTAATACTCCTATGACTTATTATCCCAATGGTGGGACAAGTCTTCAGGTATGGAGTGGTATAGACAACACTCCAGAATTTACACTAACACAATCAAGAAATGTTTTNGCAATTCCATTCTCAAAAGATGTGATTGGTATTGCAACACAGCNAGTTGGTGTTAATTCTGTAGGTCAATACGTTGGTATCAATAGTGAAGCTGGAGCATTACTTTACTTTGTTGATAAAGTAGGACTTGGAAGTTATCACAGTTTCAATACTAATATTAAAGAAGTGTTGAGTGGTAGAGTTTCGGAAAACATTGTTACTGTTGCCACCGGAGTAACACATGGTCTGAAGAGAAGTGATGTTGTCACTGTTGACGTAGATCCAACTACTACAAAAACTATTTCTGTCAAGTATAATGACTATAATAGAAGAATCGTATTTGATCCCGACATTATTCCGCAGACGGGAGTCAATACCATCACAAACACCTTTAATGTTCCTTATAACAAGTATATTACGGGCGATAAGATCATCTATTCTGCCGATGTTGTATCTGAAGGCCTAATTGATGAGATGATGTACTATGTCTATGCTTTTGATAGAAGTACCGTTAAGTTAGTTTTAGATGCAGTAGAACTTCAAAGTGAAAACCCCAAATTTATCAATGTTGGATCTGCCAAGACCGCCACACTTTCTAGAATCAATCCAAGTGTTCATATTCAAAAAAATCAAAAGATAAAGTTTGACTTATCTGATTCATCACTATCATTTACTGAGAAGGGGATTGATTATGCAGCCTTTGATATGAATATTTACAGTGATTTCCAAAAGGTCAATCAGTTCTGGACAACCAAATCCACTAGTAAGTTTGAAGTTACTAAATCTGGTACCGTAGGTGTTACTCCTGACGCCTCTGTTAATATTGATGTTACCGATAGTATTCCCTCAAGTTTGTATTATGAGTTCGTTCCCGATAATTTTGATATTATTCCTCCAGTAAAACTAAGAATTTTTGAGGATACTACAGTATTGGAGCATAACAGTCTGAATGTCTTTAATAATAAGTTTGATGGTAGATTTAGTCTAATTGGAGTTACTCCAGAGACCTTTAACTATAACATTCCATTTGATGATGATGATATTGTCTATTATGATCAGACAACAGCAAATATTTTATATACCACCAGTTCTCAACGGGCTGTTGGTCCTATTAATAAATTAACATCCTCTGATAACGGAACTGGATATAAGTCACTTCCTGGATATGTTAAAGTTAATAGTAAGAAAGGTACAGGTGCTTTACTGAAACCAACCAGTACTTCAATTGGTGGTATTTTACAGACAAGACTTAATAATATTGGTTTTGGATATCCATCCGATAATACATTAAACATTGTGGCCAATCTTCCTCAAATATTAGAGATTGAAGCACTTGGTAGTTTTGAGAGTATTGGCATTTCCTCCGGTGGTGTTAATTATAGTCAGGCACCTGATTTAATAGTCCTTGATGGTGTCACTGATAAACAAATCTTCGATGTAGAACTCTTCTATGAGTTAGGTGATAGTGATGTATTCATTGTTGAGAACACCCACTCTCTCAGCAATATTTCACCTAAAATTATTCCAATTAACAATACTAACGGATTCAGTATCAGTTCCGTTACTTATAATGAAGTTTCTAAGATTGTTCGTCTTGGGTTCTCTAAGCAGTTTAGTGATCCTCCGGAGTGGCCCTTCAAGATTGGAGAGACAGTTCTTGTTGAAAACGTAGCTATTGGTTTTGGTACAGACGGTAGTGGTTATAACTCTGAGGATTACGGTTATCCATTGTTTGAAGTTGTGGCCCTTGATAGTCAATTGGGTGGATCAGGCGCATACATTGAGTATAGTCTTGAGAAGTATATTGCGGCTGGTAAATCTCCAGGCAAAGTCACTTCTCAGGTAGTTGGTTCTGTAACACCTAAAACATACTTCCCAATTTTTGATTCCGAAATTAAGATTAAACCATTCTTTACCGGAGAAAAAGTAGTCAATGTTGACCGTACAGGTTCTGTTGAAAGATTCGACGATGTAGGTGGGTATCTATTCATCACATCAGAAGATGATTTTGAGGTTGGATCAATCCTTAGATCAGAAACATCTGGAACTCAGGGTATTATTAAATCTGCGATTGATTATGATTCTACTATTGCCTTGGGTGTAGGTGCGACATTCGTCTATGGTTGGCAATCCAATTCGGGTATGTTAAATGACAATTTACAAGTAATTCCCAATAACGAATATTACCAAAACTTCTCATATTCACTGAAATCCAGAGTTCCCCTGGATACTTGGAATGATCCAGTAAGTGCTCTTAACCATACTGCAGGATTTGAGAAATTTGCCGATCTTGTGGTTGATAACAATGCTGCACTTATTGTGACACCAATTGAGACAGAAATTTCTACGGTTATTGATATTGTCGGTGAAGAGTCATTATACTGTTATCCTGATTTTGACGGTGCAACAGAAACTACTATTAATATTTCAGGTAATAAGATTATTTCGGATGAAATTATTTTTGAAAATAAAATTCTTCTTGATTACTTTGAATCGAGAGGTAATAGAGTTCTGAGAATTGATGATTTTAGTGGTAATTTTAATAGTAATCCTAGAGATACGGAGTATTCTATCGTTGACTTTTTTGATGACAAGTATGCATGGAACAAAATATTCACATTGGTTACAGATACTGAATTGCGCAACAGAAAGCAATTTAGCATTGTCAGTATGGTTCAGGATGGTACGAATGGCTACATGAGTCAGTATGCTACTATTGATAATGGCATACCATTAGGTTATTTTGGTTATATTGGTGCTGGGACTAGTCAGTGGGGTCTAACATTCTTCCCAACCCTCCCAACATACAATAATTATCAGATCTCATATCAAACCTTCAGTGGATCTACCATTATTGCCGGTATTGGTTCTACCTCAATCGGTAATATTGTCTCTATTGCTGCCACTACTACGGATATTCCTGTTGGAACTGCAACAACTGTGGTTACTTTCCCAACATCTGTTAGATCTGCCAAAGTTCTGGCCCAATTTGAAGATACCAATCAGAGATATTTCTTTAATGAACTGAATCTACTCCAAAATGGAACAAAAGTAGAAAGTCTCCATTATGGTGATATTGATAACAATCAAGGATTGGCTGGTATCTCCGGTTTTGGCACTTATCACACATATATTGATGGTTCTAACGTCATTGTCGAATTTGTTCCAAATGTAGGAACAGCTTTGACTGCTGACTGTAGTATTGTTGAGATTGCAGGTGGAGGAACTGGTGTAGGAACTGAAAGTCTGATTGTTTCCAATCTTTCTTCTTACGACACTACAATTGCTGCATCTGTATCTCCTACAGCCAATTTAGTTGCAAATTACGACAATCCTTTTGCTTGTGAATACTTTATTGTTCAGGTAACAGATACAACCAATAATGAATATGAAATGTTTGAGGTTGCAGTCCTCGATTCGGTTAGTAACGAGAACTTTGTTAAGTATGGTGACATTGTAACCAATGTCGGACTTGGAACAGTCGGTATTACAAAGACTGGTTCTACCACCAACCTTGTTTATACTCCAATTGCAAGTATTGACGTAAATGTAAGGGCATTCGGTATCTCTATGAAGAACTACGATAATGTCGTTGGTCCTTCCTCAATCACAATTGATAATAACGTACTATTCTCCGAATTTGGTAATTATACTGGAACTGCGCTTGATACTAAGAGGAACTTTAACATGTTCCATGATAATTTACCAATATTCCAAAGAGCATTCCTAGGAAATAGTGATACTGAAGTTGATTTAACCGATAACTATTTGAAACTCCCTAACCACTACTTTGTAACTGGCGAAAAATTAAAATATTCCTATGAAAACTCTCAGCTGTCTTCAGCCAATGCTATTGGTATTGGAACAACAGTAATTGCGGGTGTATCCACAGATAAACTACCTTCTACTGTATATGCAGTCAAACTTAATGATGTTAATGTTGGTTTAGCTGCATCTGCAACAGATGCATTAGCTGTTCCTCCAACTCTGATTGATTTAACTAATCTAGGTATTGGTACATTCCATAAAGTTACTTGTACCAACCAGAATGCAAGAGCTCTTATTGCTATTGATAATATGATCCAGGCGCCTGTTACTGAGACCCAAAACAACACAACTCTCCAACAAAATGTCGTATTTGATGTTGATTTCTCTGTTGCTGGTATCAGTTCCTTTAAGGCAAACGATATTATTAAGATTGATGAAGAATTGATGATTATTCAGGATATTGGTGTTGGTTCTACTAACAGTTTGAGAGTCCTTAGGGCTCAAATGGGTACAGGTGTTGCAACTCATGTAAGTGGGTCATCAGTAGAACTTATGGGTGGTAATTACAATATTGTGGACAATACTGTTCATTTTGTTGAGGCACCTTATGGTAAGACTCCTATGAGCACAACGACTGGTGCTCCTGATGAAAGAGACTGGGTTGGTATCACCACATACTCATCTTTCCAAGGTAGAACCTTTATGAGAAGTGGTATTGAGGATAGTGACCAAGATACNTATGAGACCAACTACACATTTGATAATATCCAACTTCAGTTCAATGGACAATCAAAGNATTTCACTNTCCTTCAAAATGGTGCGAATGTACTCGGTTTCTCCACACAACAGGCTATNGTCCTTAACTCCAATATCCTTCAGGAACCACAAGGTGCTCAATCAACCCTAGGTGACTTTAGATTGGAAGAACGGGCGGGNATTACGAGTATTACCTATCTTGGTGATAGTGTGTCGTCTGAAGACGATCCTAACAAGGCCACTATACCTAGAGGTGGTAACATTATATCTGTTGGTTCTACCCCAGGTTTGGGGTATCAACCCCTAATTGGTGCTGGTGCTTCCGTATTTGTATCTATTGCAGGTACTATTAACTCGGTTGCTATCGGTAACAGCGGATCAGGTTATCGGGTTGGTGTTCAAACCGTAAATGTGGGTTACGCAGTTTCTACAGTTGGTGTTGCCACTGTGGTCAATATTGGAACTGCTACTGTTGAAAATGGGCACGTTGTTGCTATCACCACTTCTTACATTGGTGCCAATCTTAATCCCAATAGTCCTCCAGTTATTGTTATTGATGAACCAATACCTTATGCAGGTATTCCACTGGTATATTCTGATGGAACCTCTGGTGTTGGTACTGGTGCTCGTGCAGATATTGTGGTTGGACAAGGATCTAGTGTTATTTCATTCAATATTGTAAGTACTGGATTTGGATATAGAGAAGGTGAAATCCTTAGAGCATCAATTGGTGGTACTACTGGTATTCAAACTGATCCTGGAATTCCATTCAATGAGTTCCAACTTACAGTTACCGATGTATATCGTGACAACTTTAATGGATTTACTGTTGGTGAACTTGATGTATTTGATCAACTTGACGATCAATTTGATGGAGTACAGAAGAAATTTAATCTG